GAATTAGAAGGTGGAGGCGTTTCACCGACAGTATACAGGAGCTAGAAAATGGTTACATATCAAGTAGAAGCTTATTCAAATTGCATTGAAGAGATGAAGGAGCACTATGATGACCATTATGCTGAACTCTCTGTCACAAAGACAGTACCATTAGAACCAGATTACGAGTCTTATTTTAAACTAGAAGAACTAGGATTATCTAAAGTAATTACTTGTCGTAAAGATGGTGTCCTAATAGGTTATATTATATTTGTTATTACTCCACATTTGCATTATAAATCTTGCATCACTGCTGTGGAAGATATTTACTACGTTACTAAACAGGAACGTAAAGGTAGGGTTGGAATACGACTGTTTCAGTTTGCTGAACAGTATTTAAAATCAATCGGTGTACATCGTGTTATGTATAGCACAAAAGTACATTTAGATAATTCTAAGTTATTTGAATATTTAGGTTATACGTTTATCGAAAAACTGTATAGCAAAATGATATAAGGACATCACCATGGGTGCATCATTAGGAGTAGCAGCAAGCGTAGTAGGGATAGGTTCAGGATTAAATAGTATGTTTGGTGGAGGCGGTGGAGGAGGTTCTTCAGGCGGCTCTGTTCCTGCTACTTCTGGTACTTACGACCCATATGGTGCTTACCGTGGACAAGCAGCTACTCAGCTTAATCAGTTAGTAAATAATCCTGCATTAGCTATGGCTCAGCCTGGTTATCAACAACAGCTTCAACAAGGACTACAACAGTCTCAACGAGGTGCTGCTGCTAGTGGTATGCTTCAGTCTGGTGCAGAAGCTAACGCTCTTCAGCAACAAGGGCAAAATACTTTTGGTCAGTACTATAATGCACAACTTGCTAACTTGATGCAGTTATCAGGTGCTGCACAAAACCCAGCAGCAGCAGGATTAGCTCAGCAACAAGCTGCTAATGCTGCTTATGGTAGACAAGCTTCTAGTCTTGGTCAGCTTACTTCTGGACTAGGTGGTTTGTCTTCAGGATTAAGCGGTATGTTTGGAAGTTCAGGAAGCTCTGGTAGTTCTTGGTTTGGTAGTGATTTAGGTGGCTATACTTCTTCTCAAGTATCTCAAGGAGCTAATCAAGCAGTTCCTGCTGATATACAAGCTCAGTACATAGCTGATACATCACAACCAGTATATTAATAAGGAATAATTATGCCTACATCATATGGACCTACTGCCGTTGAATCTTTTGCTTCTGGTTACGAAGCAATGAAAGGTGTTCAAGAAGATGTTGCTTCGCAGGATATCCTTAAACAAGCTTACGCAGGTCAAACACCTGAAGAAATTAAAGACCCTATTAAACAAGCAGCTACTCTTAATCAAGCTGCTGGGATGCTTCAAAGTAAAGGACTAAACTCTGCTGCTTACAAACTACAAAAACAAGCTGGTAGTCTTTCTGAGGCTACTCAGACACAAGCATTAAATGACCTTAAAGTAAAAGAAGGAAAGCTTGCTTATGCTGGACAATTAGTTCAAGGGGCTACTACACAATCTGATTTAATTTCTGCTATTGGGGCTGCTGGTATTGATGAAGCTACTCAGCTACAATTAGCAAATGCTGTTAAACAGTTTGGTGACACTCCAGAAGGAGTTCAAAAAGCTAAAGCTTTGTTGACTAATGTTTCAAGAACAGCCAGTCAAAATATTCAAGCACAGCAAGTAGCAATCTCTGCTGATAATCGTCAAGATTTAATGGATACAAGAGATTTAAGAGTAGAATTAAATCGTATTGAGGCTAAAGCTAAAAATGGTATTCCTTTAACAGAACAAGAAAAAATTACTAGAGATACTGGTGTTATTCCTAAGTATCAAAAAGGTGGAAAAGCTGCTGCTACAGTATCTGGGGAAGAAGGAGATTTCTTATCTTCTCGTGCTGGTGTTGAATCTGGGGGTTTTAAAGGAGATGCTGCTTATAATGCTGAAAGTAAAACATCTTCTGCTGTCGGTAAGTATGGCCTTACTAAAGGTACTTACGATAAAATCCGTGAAGAAGACCCTTCATTACCTGAGTTTTCTAAACTTAAAGGAAATAAAGACGCACAAGATAAAGCTGCTAAGATTCACGAACAACAAATTAGTAAAGAAATTTCTGCTGCTGGTTTATCTCCTACTAATGCTAATAAAGACTTATGGTGGAGATTCGGAGACACAGATGCTAAGAAGTTAGTTAAAGCTGATTCTGATACTCCTGTTAAAGATGTATTAAGTGATAAAGTAATTGCTGCTAATCCTGATTTACAAGGTAAAGTTACTGTTGGGCAAGCGATTACCAAGAACTTGTCTGGTGGTGGTAAAGTTGGTGATGTTTCTTATGAAACTGCTAAAGCAAATAAAAAGGCTGACGTAGAGCAAATGTATGAAGATGTGTCTATGCCTATTCAAAAGCAGATTGGTGATATTGCTCAGGTAGGTAAAGAGTTTGCTATTCCTCCTAATAAATTAGTAGGACAAGGTGCTAAAGCTAAAGTTGCTATTGCAGGAGACTTTGATGTATTGAAGCAAACTGAAAAAGTTTCTGATTTAATTGCTAAGAATCCAAGTGCCGTAGGTACTATTGCTTCTCTTGTGGGAAGTGCTGGCGGCTTAACTAAAAACTTATTGGATAACGTTTCTACAAATAAAGATAATAAGTATACAGAAGATGTTGCTATTCTTGCTAAAGAACTAGCTACTTTAGGCTTACAAGATGCTGCTGCTTCAGGCGGTGGGCGTATAAACCAATACTTAGAAAAAATGTTTGTAGGTATCTATGATAAATCTCTAAGCCCTCAGTCTCTTGTTGGTGTTCTTAAAGACCGTCAAGATGATGCTGTACGTAACTTAAATCGTAGAATTGGAGCTGATAGAGAAAATTTAGATAAGACAGAATATCCATTGATGTTCTCTAAATCTTCTAAAGATTTCATGGAAACACAAACTGCTAAGACTAAAGAACAAGATAAAAAGTATGGCGTAGATAGTACTAAAGAACGTCCTCCTCTTAGTTCTTTTGGTAGTGGCGGTAAAGAACGAAAGTTCCAATTCGGTCAAGGCGACTTGTCATTCTAAGGAAACACAATGCCAGTAGATTTTGATGTCGTAGGTGCTAGAAAAGCTGGATATTCAGATGATGAGATAGCTGCTCACTTGTCTCAGCAATCAGGGTTTGATAAAGACTCTGCTGAAAAGTCAGGATACACGCCCACTGAAATTATCAATCATTTATCTCCTTCTGCTAAAGATAGACAAAGCATGGTTGACGCAGGTACTAAAGCTCAAGAATTATTTGGAAGAGACCCTTCTAAAGCAGGTAAATTAACTGCTGGAGACTATGCTACTAGGGCTGCTGCAGGAGCTGTCACAGGAGGTGCTTTTGGAGGTGCTTTAGGATTTGTAACAGGTCCAGGTGCTATTGTTACAGGTACTGTAGGAGCTATTGGCGGTGCTGTTTCAGGTCTTTTAGAAGCAGGAGCTGAAGATTTAGGTTTTGGTGCAGGTACGCAATTTGCAGCAGGTATGGTTACTCCTGGTGTAGGTTTGTCTACCAAAGTAGGGCAAATGATTGAAAAAAGAGCAGCAGAGTATGCTACTAAATATGCAACTAAAGCTATTGTTAAATCAATGGATATTCCTTTTGCTGGTACAGTTGTTAAAAAAGCTGGTGAGTTTATTGAAAAGAGAAAACCTGCTGATTACAAAGCTGTAGGACAAACTTTAGAAGAAGAAGCAAAAACACTAGGCATAGGCTCTACTAAAAATATCGATGAAGCAAATGCTGTTTTAAAAGAAGCACACCCTGATATTCCAGTCGCTGAAGGTAAGTCTATTTCTCATTCTTTATATGAAGATGCTAAACAATCTTATGATAATGTGGCTTTTCCTAAAGGTAAACAAGCAAGCACTTTTTTAGATTCTCCTGAATTTAAATCTCTACATGGTGATATTCCGTCTAAAAAAGATGCTTATTCTCAATTTTTTGAAAATGCTAAAGGTAATCCTTTAACAGGCGATAAAGTAGTTGAAAATCTTAAATTTAGTAAAGATGCTACAACCACCGAAACTCAAAAAGCCCGTGATGCTTTTAATGACTATCTTGAAAGAACAACAAATAAACGTTCTGAAGAAATTGCTCGAAAAGCATACGAAACAGAACGTGTTGCTTTAGCTAAAGATACATTACCTACTTTATTTGCTAATAATAGTGGAGCTGCTATTAAAGACCAATTACAAAACTTAGGTAAGAATCCTGAAGGAGTTAAAGTATTTAATCAAGAATTCTTAAGTTACTTAAAAGGCACTACGGCTGTAGAAGCTAAAAAGATGTGGGGAACTATTGGTCCTGAAGTTAAAAAACAGATGAAACTCTCTGATAAAGTGTATAATAACATTACTGACATTATGCAAGGTGCTCAGACACCTCAAGATATTAGTCGTGCTATGAGATTATTTATTGGTGCTACAACTGCTGGTGCTATCGCTAAAGAGAAAAACCTATGAATGTATTAATTAAACAATGTACTTCTTGTAAAACTCAAAAAGAAATAACTGAGTTTTATAAGGATTCTCATTTAAAAAGTGGATACGCAAGTTCATGTAAAAAATGTATTTCTGTTCGTCAAAAAACATTTAAAGAAAATAATAAAGATTATTTTAAACAATATAACAAACAATATTGGATTAAAAATAAAAAACAAATGTCTTTACAGTCTAAAAAATACTACGAAGAAAATAAAGAAAATTTAGCAGAACAAAACAAACAAAGAAGTAAAAAACACTTTCAAGAAAATAAACATCTATACAACGCTAAAAGAGCTAAGTATAGAGCTACTAAATTAAAAGCTACTCCTAAATGGGCTGATTTAAAAGCTATTAAAATTGAATATTCCTTAGCTTCTTGGTGTTCTGCAGTAACAGGAGTGCCTTATGAAGTAGACCATATAATTCCGCTACAGGGTGAAAATGTTTGCGGTCTACATGTTCATTATAATTTACAAGTAATACAACGTGCTCCTAATCGTAGTAAAGGTAATAAACATGCTTAAAGTACTTATAATAGACCCATCAGGCTGTGGCTGTGGTCTTTCCTTTGGCTTACGAAGCAAAGAAGCTGGACATGATGTTAAGCTGTTTCTTAGGCACAACAAAGATGGCTCACGCTCTGAAGTAGGAGATGGCGGTTTAATCAAACGAGTCTCTGAATGGGAAAGCCACATGAAGTGGGCTGACTTAATCTTTGTTACAGATAACATCTATTACATTCATGGATTAGAGCGTTATCGTGAACAAGGTTACCCTATCTTTGGTGCAAACTTAGCTGGTACTCGTTGGGAACAAGAACGTGACTACGGTGAACAGATTCTAAACAAAGCTGGTATTCCTACTATCCCTAGTAAGACTTTTGATAATTATGACGAAGCTATTGCTTACGTTAAAGAGAATCCACGTAGATTCGTATCTAAGCCTATTGGTGATGGTGATAAGACTTTATCCTATGTAGCTAAGTCTGCTGCTGACATGCTTTACATGTTGACACGATGGAAGAAAAAGAATTCCTTTAAAGGTAAGTTTATTCTTCAAGAGTTCCGTCCTGGTATTGAGTTTGGTGTCGGTGGTTGGTTTGGTGCTTGTGGCTTTGCTAAGTATTTCTGTGAGTCTTGGGAACACAAGAAGCTCATGGATGGTGAACTAGGTGTTACTACTGGTGAGCAAGGTACTATTGTTCGATACACTAAAGAATCTAAATTAGCTGAACAGATGCTCAAGCCATTAGAAGATATGCTTCATGGTATTGGCTACACTGGCTACATCGATGTTAACTGCATTATTGACAAACAAGGTAAAGCATGGCCTTTAGAGTTCACTACTCGCCCAGGCTGGCCTTTGTTTAACATTCAGATGTCTTTACACAAAGGTGACCCTGCTCAGTGGATGCTTGACATGATTGATGGTAAAGACACATTCAAAGTATACGACAAGATTGCTTGCGGTGTTGTGGTTACTATTCCTGATTATCCTTACAGTCGCTTAACTAAGAAGGAAAACTCTGGTTATCCTATCTGGGGCTTGACAATGGAAGATGCAGTCAATGACGTACATCTTTGTGAAGTTCAGTGGGGCAAAGGTCCTGCAATGGTTGACGGTGAACTCAAAGAGAATGTTCCCATGTTTGTTACTGCTGGTGATTACTGCTGCACTGTTGTTGGTTTAGGAGATAGTATTGAAAAAGCTCGTGAGTCTGTTTACGGCAAGATTAAGAAAAAGATTGAGATTCCAAACAGTATTGCTTACAGACTTGACATTGGCTGTAAAGTACAAGATAGTTTAGATGATTTACAAGGCTGTGGTTACGCTTTCGAGGTAGAAGATGGCCGTTAATAACTTACCTCCGATACCACAAGATAAGATTAGTGAAGTACAGAGCTGGCGTGACTGGTTCCGTAACTTAGGTAACTACATTCAGCAAGCACAAGGCGGTAACATTGTAGCTCCTGTTTCTTCAGGTGGTACAGGTGCTACCAGTGCTGCAGGAGCAAGGCAGAATCTAGGTCTTGGTACTTTAGCTACTCAGAATGAAGATGCTATTAATGTTACTGGCGGTTCTCTTTCAGGTGTTGCTGTATCAGGAAGTATCACAGGTAATGTAGCATTAACGAATACTACTTCAATAACAGCTACAGCAGGTACACATACTTTACCAGCTAACCCTGTAGGTTTTGTTACTATCAATATCAATGGTACTAACTTTAAACTTCCTTACTATAACCTATGAAGACTTCTGACGCAGGTATTGAGCAGATTAAGCACTTTGAAGGATTCCGTAGTATGCCTTACATGGATACTGCAGGTAAATGGACAGTAGGGTACGGTCACCTCATTGTACCTAATGATGGCTGTGTTTCAGGAAGTCCTATTACTATGGGACAAGCTACTTCACTTCTTAGAAGAGATGTGACTGCTGCAGAGACTGCTGTCAATGCACAAGGACTAAGCCTTAGTCAGAATGAATTTGATGCTCTAGTGTCCTTTACTTTTAACTTAGGTACTGGTGCTTTTAATCGTTCGACTCTTCTAAAGTTACTTAAAGCAGGAAACAAAGAAGCTGCTTCTAAAGAGTTTCTTAAATGGTCTATGGTAGCTGGGAAGTACAGCGATAGTATTTTAACACGCAGACTTGCTGAGCAAGATTGCTTTCTACATGCAAATTATAAAGGATAACTTATGCCTCTTAAAACTGGTAGTTTTAAAAAGACAATCTCTAAAAACATTTCTACTTCTGTAAAAGAAGGAAAACCACAGAAGCAAGCTATCGCTATTGCTCTGTCTAAAGCAGGTAAGTCTAAGGTTAAGCCTAAAGGCAAAGTATCTACTAAAAAGAGAATGTAATGAAACAGAGAATACATGGAGCTTGGAAATCAAGGACTATGTGGTTCTCTGGTCTCCTATTTCTTTTAGGAGCTGTATCTGATAACTCCTCTTATCTACAAAGCTTAATAGACCCTAAAGTCTACAGCATTTCTATGTTTGTAATTGGAATTGTTATTGCCTATCTTAGAGCTACGACAACTAAACCATTGGACATTAAATAATGCCTACGCCTAATATCTATATGAAGTTTATTATTGCTGTGGGATTGCTTGTACTTTCATTCATTGGTGGTTTCTATGTAGAGCATCTTCGCTTTGCTAACTACAAAGAACAAGTAGTATCCACAGCTAAGGTACAGGAAGAACATACTAAAGACTTAGTCAAACAACAACAACTAGTAACAGAAAAGGTAACTAATGATTATAAGAACCAGCTTACTCGCCTTACTGCTATGTACAGTGGGTTGCACATCAATGGTAGCAGCTCCGTGTCCAGCCCCAGCGACACCCTCGTCAGAGTTAATGGCTTCACCACAGACCCTGTATTTGCTCTACAGTGTGCCAATACCACTCAGCAGCTCGTCTCCCTCCAAGATTATGTTAAAGAGCAACTAAGCATTAAATAAAAAGACCCTGCACGAAGCAGGGCCATAAAATACAACTACCGAGAATTCTTACAATACAGGTTCTGCAGGATAATTAGCAGGATGAGGAGGCTGTAGCTCTCTAAAGAAAGCTGTAGTCTGTAGCTCTAACAACTTATCGTTAAGAGGCTGTACTATCTTAATCAAGTCTTGAACTAACAACATTTGTTGAATAGCATCTAAATCTTTTAAGCTAGTTCCTGATTCCTGACAACGACTAAACACAATAGGCATTAACTGGTCTGCTGTGTTCAATACTTCTTCAAGTCGTTTCAATCCTGCAAATACATTATCTAAATCAATCATTTCATTTCCTTTGTAATAGCACTTAACTGGCTAGATAGTTCACTCATAAACTGAGCCAGTAAAGCTGCTTCTTTAAACTTACGTCCATTAGCAGCAATCAAATAGTCACTGCTATACTTTTTAATAAGTAATAGTGTATGTGCATAATCCATCTTAGTGCCTCGTATTCTTCTTGTACTTTTCTACCATCATTGCATCTGCCATGACATAAGAGAAATGAGCAATAACTTCACAATACTCTTCTACGTTTGTCTCTGGAACACCAGCAGCAGAGATTGCTCCTGACAATACTGATGTTGCGTAAAAGTCACGGAGGCCTGGAATCTCCTGCTCAATAGGAGGACCCATGTCATGTAGTGGTTTTTTAGTTGTCATCATCGTCCTTTAGTAGTTGTTCAAGTAAATCTGCTTTCTCTTCGATTATATCAGAGAACCTCTCACAGATATCCTCAGTAGTTAAACCAAGAATATCTGTTACATCCATTTCGTCTAATTGCTTAAGACGGTATATTATATCAGCTAGGGTCAAGCTCATCAATCATCCTTTGAATATACCATTTCGCTTTGGAGAACTCTTGCGCTACTTCATCCTTAAGACCTGCTCTAGAAGTGTACTTAATGATGTTACCTTTTAAATAACCTTTAAACTCTTCAGGAGTAAGCTTAGCTTTAATGTAGTCAATGGTTTCAATACCTCCTTGAGTGTAATGACTAGGAGAGTTTACCATGTCCTTAATACCTACACCAGCTCCAGGAGGATAGTAACTTTCACTACGTCCTGCTCCATAAGTAGTACCACTAATAGCCCCTGTGTTTTGAACAGAGTTATTAGCTAAAGCAGCACAGTCTACACAAAGAGAATGATAGTACCTTTTATGTGTTACGCAATACATTATACAATCCTTTTTACTTGAACAGATGGCTTGAGAGATTTAGTTCCCTGTGACCAAGTCCCGCAATCTTTGCACTGATAACGCTGATATGTGCTAGTAGTAGTGACGGCTTGGCCCCTCTTTTGAAGTTTATGTGAATCACAAGTTGGACACACATGTTCATCAGTATAGAGGTTATAATTTGGGTGATGTTTAATCCAAGGTAAAATACGATGATAAACATTTTCAAGCAAAGTAACATCTTGCTTGTTATACTTCTCCATAATCTTCCACGCACTTTCATCTCCTGCCATACATTTAGTCCATAGCTCCATACCAGCATGAGCTGTCTTCTTACCTAATCCTAACCGTTGAGCAACGTAGTCCAATTTGTTACTAGGAAACTTAAACTGGCTACGAGCAACACGTAAAAGGTCAATTTGTTTATAAGGTGATGGTGGAGTAAAATTATGTAATAAGAATTCCTTGTTAAGAGTAGGAATATCAAACTTAGTACCATTATAATGAATGACGGCGTCAGCATCATTGAGGAGGTCATAGATTCCTTTCAGCATCTTCTTAGGTTTTGAATTATGTACAGAATCAAACATTGTTTCTTTTTCACCTAGCCACTTAGCAGCCCAACAAAGAATCTCTGAAGAATCGATGATGTGATTAGGAGAGATGTTCTGGTCCCAGATACCCCAGACATAAGCTGTCATAGGGCTGGTTTCGATATCTAACAGTAAAATTTTCATTTCTTTTTACCTTTCTTAGGTACTGGAAAAGTATGAAAGTCTTCTGTATCAGCATCTTCTTCAAGCTTAGTAAGAATACGGTTACGCAATTCTTTCATCTCATCTGTAGCATATTCATTGAGTTCAAACACTTGACAAAAAGTATCCATCAGCTTTGAGCAATTTAATTCAATAGCATATTCAATACCCATGATGTGATTGTGTTCTTCGTCCTCTGACAGTAGCTCAGGGCAATCGTACATTCTCCATTGAAGCTTATTAACTTGGTCTTTAATAGCCCATACATCCATGATTGCTGCTTCTAAATCAAATCTATCTGTGCTCATTTGCTTTCCTAACTAGGTCTATGAAGTGTTCTAAGTCTACTATTGCTAACGGTTTGCTTCTGTTCTGCTTAATTACTACTAAAGGTTCTGCATCTCCGTGGGTCTGTGCTTGCTCATAAAACTTGTACACAGCCACCTTTGCTAAGTTCTTACATTCTATATTATAACTAAAGCTTTTTAAACCAGCTTCAGATAATTGTACATCTTCACCTTGTGCCCCCATCGAAGTACTTTTAACATCACGCTCCGTCAGATGAGGAAAGTGTTTCAGGATTGAATCCCTCACTGCTTGCTGCAACAGTCGGCCTTTTTGTTTTGCTGAACTTGTCTTCATGTAGCCACCCTATCGGCACTGGTTTAACAGGGATGTCAGGGTTACTAACACCTTCGAAAATATTCCAGAGACTTTCTTTTTTAGCAAAGTTAGTGAATAGACCGATTTCTCTACCGTGGGCTTCGATTTCGTAAGGCAATTCGTAATAGTCCATTGAATCACTGTCGATGGGTTCACCTTGCCACTGCGTTTGCTCTTCATTTAAATCCCCGTCTGCATATTGTTTAATGTGTACAAATTCATGTGCTAATGTTTTTAAGATTTCTTTACCTGAGATATAAGGATGGAGTTCAATTAAGAATTCTCTCGCTGCTCCTTTGGTGTTCCTTTTTTCAACGTTAGTATATCCAAAAGCATCCAAATGCTTATTAAACTTAACAGTAACAACAATATGCCTGAGGAGTTGCTTAGTGAATAACTGCTCAGCATAGAATTGGGAAGCTCGTTGAACATATTCGTTAAACCTTTCGTCAGAGTGTCCGTGATTGTTAAGAAGTAATATCATAATCTACCATTCCAAGTACTCCAGCATTGTTTACAATAACATGATAAGTATTTGATTCCCAGCCTTGTCTAGCGTCGTATACACTTTTATCAAAAGTAAGCATTGACCTTGGACATTGAAAATACTTTTCAATGTTTTCCCAAGTAGGTTCAAATTCTTCCATAGTTTCCATGCTCTCTGCAAAGCTTCCTCTATGTTTTCTAGCTTTCATTTATAACCTAAAGGCAAGTAAGATAAACATCTTTCACACTTATTACATTTAACATATAGTTTACCTTCTAAATCAGTAGCTATAACATCAATAGTATTTTTGTGTCCGTACAACTCACATAGTTTTTTTCTTAGTTCGTCTGTTTTTTTATTAAAAAACATTTCATAAGCCATCAATAAAACTACAATTATACCAAGACAAAGAAAAATATCATTTAATATTATCATTTATAACCCTTCGGTGGGAGGTTGCCAGAGCTGGTTGGCTTCTCTTCTAAGCCAAAGCAGTCTTGCATTTTCAATCGTTCGTTCTTCTGAGCCACCGTAAGCTTCGACACAAGCAGTATACATTTCTGCTGCACTTGTACATCCGTTGAGGATTTTGTCAGCCTTAACAGGGCCGATGCCTTTGAGACCAATGATGTTATCAACTCTGTCACCTGTAAGTACCTGTCTATAAAAGTTGAGCAATGCTTCTTCTTCGTTTACTTCTGTCATCTCTTTCTTGACAAAGTTCCAGTGCTTACCTTTTAATTGGGCCATGTCTTTATCAATCGATGCGATAATACTTTGATAGTTATGAGCTACGTGCGCTGTCGCAATATCATCGTCAGCTTCTTGTCCGTCAGACACTGAAAATCCCCAACCATCTATCATATATTCACGTAATATTTCTAAATGTTTAGGCTTAGCAGATGTTCTGTTTCCTTTGTAAGGAGCTGTGACAGCTATTTCATTTCTAAAATTAGTTTTACCAGTAAGGAATCCCTGATATGTTTCAACTCCTTCTAGGTCTTCCCATAACATTGTTTCAATAAAATGGGCACAACGAGAAATAGCAATCTTTTCGCTTTCTTCTTCAGTAGAAAAACCTATTCTGTACCCAAGAATGTCCGCATCTATTAAAACGTGCATTATAAACTTTCTAAATGAGGAGCCGAAGCTCCTCTGTTATTTTCTACAATACGTCGTCAAGTTCTTCTACGTTAGCACCTTTGTATTCGATTAGATTAGTAATCGTCAACTTTTTCAAAGATGGACTAACACCTTTTTTACCACGATAATTCCACTCATACGAAGAAACAATCGCTGTGCATTTGCTACCATTAGCAATCTTCTTATCTGCAGAGATGAGTTCTCCGTCAGTAGTAAAAGCATCAATCTTGTAATTGCTCTTACAAGTGATGTACTTACCTTCTGCTGAACGCTTCTCTTCGTTTGTACGAACTGTAATACCTAGCTCTTCTAATGCTGTTGCTGCCTTATCTGATAGGTTAGACAAGTTGATTGTGTATTGCTCTTTATCCGATGTAGGATTAGGAGTTTGTGTACATGCCCAAAATACGTCTGCCTGAACTGCTACTGATTTACCTGTACTCATAATGTTGATTCCTTTAATTTAGTTGAATTTGTACTACTTAGCTATTATAACATACTTTTACTTCTACTGCTTTAATGACAATCAGCCCATGTATGTCCTACTTTGTATTCTGCACCTACGGGACATCTAAACTTTAAAATCTCTCCTGATTCTCTTGCTGCTTGTACTACTAATTTACCTACTTGTTCTCCGTACTGTTCAGGTGTTTCTATTTGAACCTCGTCGTGACACCAGGTTACTAGCTTATAAGGTATCTTTGCTGCTGTCAAGTTCTTTTTGATTTGAACAAGCCACTGCTTAGCGATGATAGCCCCTGCACTTTGTAGTAACGTGTTGAGCGACGAATGAGCCGACCTGACCTTAAGTTGATAACCATGAAGCCCAGGTAGTGTTCCCTTTTCAGCAAGGCGTTCAACTTTGGATTTAAGCCTCGCATACGCTGGTATTGCTTTACTGAAGCTATTGATAATGTTGGCTCCTTGCTTCGCAGTGCCACCAATAACTGTACCAATCTTGGTTGGGGATGCTCCGTACAAAGTCGCATAAAGGACAGTCTTCGCAAGGTCTCTCGTCTCAACCCCGAAAGCTTGCTGATTTCTCGTGTGGACATCACCGTTGACTGTCTCATTTATGTAGTCCAAGTCATTAAGGTAATGAGCAAAACAACGCAGTTCAATACCAGACAAGTCAACACCCACAAGGACATTCCCCTTATCAACCGTCCAACACGAACGGAACTCTGTACCCAAAGTAGCTCGCACTGCTGGCACCTGAGCCATATTAGGGCTACTATGGGTAGCTCTGCCAGTAACAGCACCAAAACCAATAACTTTACCATGAACTCTCCCGTCCTTTCCTAGTTTTTCTAACCATGAATCTAATTGTGATGCTCTCTTTTGTAATGTCAAATATCTTGCAATAGGTTTAGCTTCCTCAAGCTGTACATCAGCAAGTACCGTCTCATCGACAATAATCTGCCCCTTCTCTGTAGTCTTGGTAGGCTTCCAACCTTTAGACATAAGACGCTTAGCAATCTGTTGACGTGAGCCAATATTAAATGCTTCAACATCATCTTTAAGTCTTTTACCAGTCTTCTCCGATACACGCTCCGTAACAATCGGAGGGAATATGGCTTGTAAAGCTTCTTCAATCTGAGCCATCTCAGTTTTAATTTCACAGAGCAACGTCTGTGCATACGGTTCATCAAGCTTGAATCCATTACGTTCCATCTCCGATAGAATTACTTGTACTTCATACTCTAGTTTAATAGCTTCGTCGCTAATCTTGTTAGCATCTAATTCTTTCCATAACATATCATATACTTTAGATGTAAGCTCTACGTCTCTTTGACAATACTCAAGCATAGTATCTGTAAGCCCGTCGTCATAAGCATTAAAATCTAATTTATGATAACCAAGAGTTTTACCCCACGAGTCTAAACTGTGTCCTCCTTCTCTGCTTGAATCAGATAAACGAGATAAAAGTAAAGTATCTTGAAGTTGAGATTTTCTTATTTTCGTATTCCATAAACGATTAAGGAGATAAGCATCAAAAGCAAAAATATTGTGTCCCACGATAGTAATAGCATTTTCTAAATATTCCTTCAACCCTGTAGGTTCTTTCCATACTTTAATCTCTCCAGTTTCACGATGTAAAGTAACCACGCACCAGACTATGTCATGTGCTAGGTTGGTTTCAATATCGAGGACTAAAGTCTTAAGCATTACATCTTTTCACAAGAAACAACTGTACCAAAATTAGTACACACCATCATTGTACCATCAGGCATAACAATCGTTGTAGTGCTCTGTGCCTGGGCTACTGTCACCAAACAAAACAACAATGTTGCAATAATAATCTTCATGGTTTAACTCCTATTATCCCACCACTTAGCCTATATGGATAAGCAGTCTTTCTATAAAAACAATATTCTATTTCATTTTTAACAGAATAGAACGCTTGATAATTCATTGTATCATGGCATCTGTCATCACCTACATAGCTATTATACATTGCATCTTTGTGCATAATAACTATCCATACTACATTACTTAGTAGGAACAGGAGGAGGAACAGGCTTTTCTTTTTTCTTAAATATCTCATCCCAGTTTTTCTCAAATTGTTCTTTCGGTATTGTTAATGGTCTTTGCCTATCGCCTTTGCCGCCAGTGCTTCTCATAGTTTTCCTTTCTCGACTGCTTCATACCAGTCTTGTAAATATGTTATTAAAGATTCTTTACTGTTACCAATGAGGTTTAGTTTACCGTTACAGTTTAATACTTGTACTTTAGAAACGTATGCTTCTTCGTCAACATGACCTGTGATAATCAATACCGTATGAATTTTAGATAAAGATAATAACAGAATCTTTTGACCCATCGTCATCTTCTCACCTTCACGCTTCCATTCACCGAAGATAAACTTTCCTTTACGTTCAACTATCATGTCAATATTACTAGGCATGAAGTGAGGATTATCAGGAATCATTCCACGAAGGAAACCAAAGTCTACATGAGAAGCATTCGCATTACGCATAGCTGGTATCATTTTAATTCATCCCATATCCACTGCATGTTCTATGGCAGTTTTCGTAAGACATCTCCCACCCTGCAGCCTCGTCTTTCAACGCCTCTATTTCTTTCATCTGGCTTAAATACGCTTCATCATGTAATAATTTGTCAGCTTTCAACGCCTCTATTTCAGCTTGTTGTTTGACAATTATTTTTTCTAAATCAGCAACATATTTAGGGTCTATTTCATTTGCGTTCATTTCTTTACCTTGTTCACGGAACATGAACTGCTCATTATTTTGAACACTAATTGACCTGTTCATCATTCCTTCTGCATAACCTATTTGCTTTCCACGCTCAAAGGAATCTAAATAAAGCTGTTCTGCTGCAACTAACTGTGCTTTATCTTTGTCGTGCGTTTTGTACAAATATTCTATTGTTTCTATTTGCTGATAAGCCCATAGTTGAATTTCCGAATCTGCTGTACCGTTTTTTAATGTTTGCAGTTTTCCGTGGTAGCTCATTTATCTTGTGCCTTTCTTAACAATGGCTTGCTGAAAGTATTAAATAAAGAGCAATACCGCCAGCTATATAAATCATCACCCAAGATATTACGAAGTCTTTTGTGTTCATTTCTCATTAGCCTTTCTTAACACAAACTGAATAAATTTAATCTCATCATAGCCAAGCCATATATCAAATTCTTCAGCTAATTTCAGTATTTCTTCTTTGTTTAGCGTCTTTGCTGGATGGGTATAGAGTGGAAGTGTATGAGCCATTCCATCTGTATAAAAAATATTTCCATCTTTATCCATCCACGCTACTGGTTCATTGTCCGTCATAGCTAAACCTCAATTGTTCTTTTAACGCCTCTATTTCAGCATTAGCATCATCTAACAACGCTTTATTAGTTTCATTTTGAATGGCTATTTGTGAATATTCATTTTCCCTATCCACGATTCTTGTTTGTAATGTTTCTATTTCAGCTTGTTGCTGGCGTAGCATAGTGGCTGCATTCATAACTAAATCTCTAGTATCTGAATCACTAATAATTGGAGATTCTAAACAAACCCACAGTTCATCAATCAATTCATTTGCGTTCATTTCTCTTGTGCCTTTCTTA